CCCAACCTATCAGCAATAGTTAAAAAACTAGACCCACAATAAAATGTATTTTGAGTGGCGGAATAACCTATGAAGTTGTTACTAAAGATTTTTACTAAGGCAGTAGCCCCAAGATTTGTAAGACTAAGAACATTCTTCCACGCCCCAGCATCATAGTTAGAAATAGTATATCGCCCTTGTGCTGAAAGTCCCTCAACATGCGTAGCCCATAGATTGTCGTTAGTAACGCCGCTCCAGCCCTGACCCTTCAAGTACAACGCGGGGGAGTTTTGCTGGCCTGCCCCATATCCAGTTGCAGGGGTTGTATTCACAAGAGTTATGCCATTAGAAACATTATTACCAACACTGTTTACTGTTATCTGTTGCACCGCCGTGAACACATTCGCCGTAGCCAGCAATGCCGCCGTACCAGTGGCGGGGATGGTCAAGTTATAGTTATCCGTTGCTGTGAGTGTCAGCGTCTTGGCGGATGTAACGTTGAGCGCAAGCGTACTAGCCGCCGCGTTGGTCAGCGTCAGGATGTTGGTTGCAGGCGGTATCAATGCCGCGTCAGTCAATGCGGATGCACCAGACCACTTCGCTATTTGTCCAGTTGTTCCTGAACCAGTAACACCACTAGTTTCAATAGCATCTACTCTATAGTCTAGAGACGTAACAATAGGAGACCCATCAATGCCTACTTTGGCTTGAAGAGCTTCTACTGCATCATTTACATCTGCATGTTGGTCTGAGTGTACTACGGTAATGGTGTCTAAGTCATCAGATGCTGTTGGGTTAGTGAAATCATCTAAACCCGTTGGAAAAAGTGTTGTCATTAAGCTGGTTCCTAAATTTAGTTCTTGTTGTATAAGAGCTTCATCGTTCCTACTGCTACAGTATAAACATCCGTTGCGGTTGAAATCTCGCATTGATGGCTATATAGAGCTGGAGCGATGCTTGTTGTATCTGCTGGGGTGAATGTTATAATTATCTGACCGTTAGATGGAGTAGGAACTGTAAGTCCGCTTACTAAACTTTTAGTTAGAATAGACTCTTTTGATGTTTGCTTGTATGCTGTCCACTCTATAGTAGTATATGGTGTTAAATCAACAACAGCATCATTGCAATCATAAACAGTTATAATCACTTGTAAACTGTTCCCAGCGTACAACGAAAAATTTTGTCCTTCTCTAGTTACCATAATATAAGTTCCTTTTTAATTAGTCTTTGCTCAATTCATAAAAAAGGAGGCGTGCATCTGACACTGTGAGCTTATGCTCTACTTCCTCCATAATCTTTACTTGCTTACTAGTTAGCTAATACCACCGATTACATGGATACCATCAGCACGGTCAATTATCATCATTGCTATTATCATAGTAGCTCTTTATCTACTATTTCTCATACTTATACTTCGTATGAGATTAGACTATATCTTCTTCCCTTTAGGGGGTTGCCCCGCGCTCGTGGAGGATTTTATTTCACCTCTAGTCGTTACACCTTCCAAATAAATTTGGCTTGGTTCGGTATTCCCATCACAGGGTTCACCGAGTTCACGGAGTTTTAGTTCGGCCTTGATAATTGACTGAAACTTATTTAGGTATTCGTATTCTTTAAATTGCACTTCAGAGTGATGCTTATGGCATAAAGATATTCCGTTATCAGTGTCATAAGTTTTTTCAGGATAGTCTCTTTTAGGGAGTATGTGGTGAGCGGCTAGTCTATAATTACTACCACATATTACACACACTCTACCATCCCTTTCTTTTACAGAACTTTCCCAGTCTTTCCACTCTTTAGTAGCTGTTATTCTTCTATCTTGCTTCATAGCTTTCCAGTTATGATTTCTATCCTTCTTCTGTGAACAACTTCCACAGAAGACACTTGCTTTTAGAACTCGCTTACCACAATCACTACATCTTCCAGTTTTTCTATATTTGTCTACATCAAGTAGGTATTTATTTCTACTTCTGCATTTTCCACATAGTCCATCACGTTTAGAAGATTTTATTAGTTTAAATTTCTTATTGCATTGATTGCATATAGTAAGCATACCAACAACTTTCTGATTTAGCTGATGTTTCCAATTACATGAATGCCATCTGCCTTATCAACTAAGAGACCGAACTGTTGATAGAGTTCCAAGAACCACTGAGGCGGTGTGGGGTTCATATCAGTCCACTGTTTCTCACGCACGTCACCGTATGTGATGAATTCGCCAACGTTCTCACCAATAACAAGAACCTTGTCAGAGGGCAGAAGAGCGTTGTAGTCTTCGGGATTGTCATAAACCTGGTCTAAAGCGATAATAGGAGCACCGTAGTACTTACCCAACCAACCAGTAGCCATGATTTCACGAATGTTATCAGGAATTTCTGTGAAGGTTGTACCATCGTTATAGAACGCACCAAACTTAGTAATCGGGGCAAGAGCCGCACGAGTACCCACAACGGCTTTTACGCCAGAAGTGTTTTGGTTAATTGTGTCAATAGCATTTTCCAATGCTGTCGCGGTCAATGCCCCACCCATAGCTGTATAGTTAGAGGGAGTGTTTCCCGCTGTCCAAACAGTTGAGAGAGCTGTGAACACCTTACCGAGATAGTAATCTCTAAGCTTGGCACTCATTTCACCACGAATATCTTCTACTGAACCCAGTTCACCGGATTCCAATTCCCATTCATTGTAAGTTACCTTGACATCAGCACCGTCCAACACATAGTTGATACGGTCACTTACTGTCACTTCACTTGCCAAATGAATAGCACCTGGAACCAAAGTGCGAACCTTAATTCCCTTGCGTACTTTCTTTACGAGAGCATCACCGGGGTTCAAGGAACGTGCGTTGAGCAAAAGACTAATGAAATCTGCTGTAATGTGATTCGGCTGTACATACTCAATGATGAGTTCAGCCAGAGCATCGCGGTTTCCTGCCTTCAGTAACTCAGCGATAGCTTCCTTAAGTTTCAATTCATCCATCTTTTAAAATCCTCCAAAAATTTATTCGACTCTGATAGTCAGAGCACCTGTCGAGCTATCATACTCAACAGTACGACCAATCACGCCAACAACGGCTGTGGCTTGGTACTTAGGTTTACCTGCATCTGTCGTATCATCTGCTGTGTTAGCAACGATAAGAGCAGCACCCGGAGTTTCCAGGTTAGCGTTATAAACATACTGACCAGAAGGAAGTGTCACTGTTGCTTCCGTAATGGCGAGGGCTTTATAACCAGAGGGGATGGTCTGACTTTCCTGATTTCCAGGGTGTGTCAGCCACATCTTTACGCCAGTCAGCGGGCCTTGAGTTCCGTTGACGAAACCGCCACGAAAATCGTAGTCTGAGCTGGGGTAATCAACGATAGGTGTCGGTCTGTTATCTACAGAGAAGGTAATGCAAAAGTTAGCTCGTTTAGCCTCTTCCGCTGTAGCGGGAACTTTCGCACCCGGCAAATCGGCATCTGTGTTGGAAAAATATGAGCCACCTGCGGCGTTAGAAGTCAGTACGACAAAGCGACCTTCCACAATGTCAGCCTGTGCGACTACACCAACGATGTCTTCAAACTTATTGATTTCCATTATTATTTACTCCTTAGTTTTTCTTAGCGTGTTTGGAACGAAGTTCTGCGGCTAAATCTTTAGGAGAAACAGCCTCACTATCACCACCCAACGCTGGGATTCTTTTAGTTTTAGTAGAAGCTGTTGCTTCAGTGCTTTCTGCGAAAGCCTTAAGCTCCTGAATCATAAACTCAATAGCACTTTCTTCGAGACCAAGCAATTTCTCACTATTAGTTTCAAAGTACTCTTCGTCTTTTTCCAGACCTGCTTCAACAAACATTTCTTTAACTTTGTCAAGCTTCTCAACCAATTCTTTCTCGGCATCAACAGATGCTTTGAACTCTTGGAGAGGAGCAAGCTCGGTTTCAAGTTCTTTCTTTTCTTGTGAGAGAGCCTCAAATTCAGCTACTTTAGTAGCCAACGCTTCTTCAGCGGCTACCTTAGAAGCCAGAGCCTCATCACGTTCAGCCTCAAGTGTTTCCACCTTAGCTTTCAATTCTTCTGGGTTCACTTTATATTCCTCCAAATTTTTTCCTGATTCACCATCTAACTTACTAGTAGAAACATCTAGGATACTAGCTCCAGATTCAAACTTCTCAATCAGATTAGACAAAATTAGTTTCTTATCCTTAATGACTTGCATAGGGAGATTTGATTCTCCAAGTGCTGCCATAGATTCATAGACTTTTGCTTTGTCTACCATCCCGTCTGCATCAATGTAGGGGAACATACGCTCGCCCTCTCTATCAACATATAAAAATGATTCGTCTGTAAGTTTATCAATATAGGCCTTGCTCCATTTCTTAGCCGCTACGGATAGGAAAGAAGTTCGTCCTTGATAAGCTGGCATCCCTACTACGGTTGCTGCTTTTAGAACAGTACCATATAGGTCTTCGCTACCTTCTTCAGTGTTGTACTTTGAATCTCCATAGAGAATTTCCCAAGAGACATCAACAGGGAGTTGTTTCTTAAATCTCTCACGAATGTATTCTACATCGGAAGGTCGCTCTTCACCCCAGAGGGCAGCCAAAGCTACGAGAGCCTTAACACCATCTTGAGTTTCTACTTCCTTAAGGTGTGTAATAACACCTAAAGGTTTGGAGTCGTCGTGACCAGGTTTAATTTCGCCTAGAGCCATCTTCACCGGCATGTGAATACCGCTTTTTATAAGATTAACGAATTCCTCTTGAGGAACTCTCTGGCTATTAGCATTTTTTCTATCATCTGTTAGGACGAATTTCGCCCAAACAACAGTAGGGTTCAACATAAATGAAGCAAACGCTTCTCCCATCTCGGCAGAAACCTCATCTTCACTAATTAATTGTACCACATCTAGCAGATTACTGTCCATTCTAGCTGTTTTTTTAGTCATATTTACTCCGTAGAGTCAGGTTTTTGTTCCTGACCCACTACTTTCTCGTCACCTTTATCAACATTTTCGTCAGTATTAGTGTCTGTATTCTCGTCATCCATTAGCACAGAATTCTTGCTGTTAGGTGTCGGGCCGAACTCTGGCAAACCTTTAGACTCAAGAGTCTTCTGCTCACCAGCCATCAGGTCTGCTTCAGCGTCGAAGTCGAAACCCAACTCTGCAGCAAACGATGTTCGACTTATTCCAGCTACGTCATACAGCTTAGTCAAACCCGCAAGTATTTCTGAGAATTTGTGGAGATTTATAGCCTTGAACTGCACATCAGGAACGCTTTTAAATCCGTTCCTCTTTGAAATCTCAATGCAAATGTCCTTTAGCACCTCCAAAATCTTTCTCCTGTAGGTCTCTGCTGTTTTCAGTGGCGAGAGTGTAGCTATTTCTGAATCTGAAGTTCCACTTCTAAGAGCTTCTCCGGTAATTAGAACCCTTGGAAACCCCAGACCAAATAATATTTCTTGATTTATGTCATTATATTTTTCCATATCAAGTAGAGCAGTTACTTCTGGGAATACCCATTTTATATCTACTGTATGGTTCGTTATTAGCTGGAAAATTCTTTCCAGAGTTTGTGTATTACTTCCCCTCATTCTGAGTTGCGCTCTAATATCCTCAACGAACTCGTTGTCTTCATCCGTATCATTGATAGGGAAATCATCCGAGCCAAGCTTAACGTGCATGATAGCACTAATAACTTTATCTACGATTGAGTAATCCATTCTTCGTAGCTTACGTTTGTGATGTAAAGCCTCTAAGGATGAGTTAATATATGGAATTGGATATGGATTATCGCTAGTGTACTTCCTTCGGAAAACTAAATCGTTCTCCAGTAGTACTTCTGTTTCCCCATCCAGAATGTCTTGAACAAACTCTGGATAGTATTTTACTAGCAATTCATATAATTCTTTGTCCTCTTTGCCGTCAGCATACTTACCCTTTCCAGTAATAAACGCTAACAATTCTCTAGGAACTTTAACGAAGTAGGAAGGTTTGTCTCCTAGCATTGAAGTATATATCTTCATTGTTGATGGGTCTCTCACCCACATAGAATCAGGAAGTTCCAGACTCTTATATCTCTTTACTCCCAAGGAGAAGAGAAAATCTTTGTCAACCTTGTTGTATCCAATCTCAGGCACAACTAACCCGGACAGGAGATATTCTGTTGCCATTTGCTCTGCAAACTCAATGAGCTTGGGCTTTATAGCTTTGAACACTCTGTACTCATTTTCAGATAACTTGTTCTTAGAAAATACTAAATCATTTACACCAATCTCCACTAGTTTATCTATAACCGTAGATACTAGAGGTTCTGTTCTGTAGAAGAATCTACAGTGGTCAATTGATTTTATAAAAGCATCTCTGTCCCTAGTTACTGTTTTGAACTTTGGTACTTCCGTCCAAGGATTGTCCGTCTGTGTTAAGAGTTCAGATACGGCGAGGTTCTTTGTTATCTTTGAAGCAATAGGAGACGATGCTCCTGTAGCTTCTTTCATTGCTTGTTTTTTAGCCATAGTTAAATCCACCGTGCCTTAATTAATTTGATTTTAGGTGTTGCCTTTAAGAATTCATTGGTCATATGGTAAGCACCCAATCCACACAAGAGGGCGGCTGTAAAGTGGTCTTCACCTCTTTTGCCTCCACGCTCTGTAATGGTCTTGTACACAATGTCTCCAGTTGGGGTTCTAGTGTACGTCATTCGTTCTAGTTCAGTAACCATATCAGAATCAGTAGACGAAAAAATCAGTCTGTGATTGTTTGACATTTCCTGAAGTATTGAAACAAAGAAAGGCTTTGTCTTTACTTTGTTCTCCTTGCCATCTAAATCAGTGCCAATTACAACAGATGATGAGAAGTTCACTGGGTACAATCTCTTTGCGTACTGCTTATGAGAGTACTCAGCACCTTCCTGCATCTCCTGTATTAGAGATAACCCAGCATTACCTTGGTCAACTCCTATCAGTAATGGTTCAAATTTAGTATCTAAGAAATCAATTATCTTTTCCTGTATAGGATAGGATACCTTTGCCAATCTAATTCTAGCATGAAATCTTATTCTATCTTTCCCATCTAAGTACATAATAATTATAGCTGTTGGTTCTGTATATCCTAAGTCTATTCCAAAAAGAATTCCATAGTGCTTCTCTTTTATTGAAGGGAGTAAGTCCATTTTACTAAATATTTCCCCAACGTCTGATGTTTTGATTCCGTCTATTGCAATCTGAAATACTGGATAGTTCTCCATCTTCATAAGACTTCTATCAAATAATGAATATACTGGCTTTCCATGTTGCCCAAGCACTAGATGAAGATAATCTTCAGAGTCTTTTCCACCATACTGTTCCTCTGCTCTTTCAGCATCTGCATCA